ATAACGTCGACGATCGACTGATAGTTGGCAGCGATTTGCGGATCGACCTCCAGCGCCGCCGAGATCTTGGCTACGCCGTGCATGACGGTGGCGTGATCACGGCCGCCCATGAGGCGACCGATCGTGGAATAGGAATGCGTCGTCAAGCGGCTCGCCAGTGTCCAGCCCACATGACGGGGCAGAACCGTCGCGGCATCACGGCGCCGGGAATAAAGCTGGTTGACTGAAACATCGTAGGCCTTGCTCACGGCCTCGCCGATAAGGCGGCAAGTAATCATGCCTCACCTCCATCACTGCCGTGATGCTTCGGCAGCCGACTATGCGGGCAGCCCGAACGGCATCCCTGGTACATGCGCACTGCATTCGCGCTCGCCGTCGAGAACGGGCGGCGCTGCCAGTTCTGGCAGACATCGCGGCCGATCTCCGCCCCGAGTACCGGGCAGGTCACCGTTTCGGCCATAAGCGCACCGCGAACTGCGGTCTCGAAGCGAACCATGTCGCCGCCCTTGTATGTGTTCGACAGGGCGAGACTGACCGCCGTCGATGAGTATCCGAGGCGTCTGGCGACGGCGGCTTGCGTCTCCGCATCGCAGCATTCCGCAAGCACCACTATCCAGTCGGGCGGCGGATCACCCCAGGCAGCATAAGCCTTCGTGATGTTGTCGACTTTCACGGGCGCCGTCATGCCAACACCTCCTCGGCCTCGGCCGGCCCGAAGACCTCCTGGCGATTGGGATCGAATACGAGCTTGGCGCGCAGGATCATCGGCGCCTGCGGCCCCGTGTTCATTCTAGGATCAAGCCGCCAAGTCGCAGGCGTGCCGGGCTTGCCGGGATCAACCTGGATGAGGTAGCCGGCCGCCCGCAGCATCTGGATGTAGGATTTCGCCGTGTTCACGGAGATCGACGTTTCGTCCGTCTGCCCCCAGTGGACCAGGTCGCGATAGGTGAAGCCGCCACGCCCGACCGGACCGCGCATCAGGTTCCACATGCAGCGGGTGGCTGGCTGGCTTTCGATAACGGAACCGTCACGCCGCACGCGCGGCGCGGCCGACTGGATTACAAGGGGGCGGTAAGCGATGTCGACCGCAAGCGGAGCCGATACGGCGCGCTCGATCAGCCCCGCCCTTTCGAGCCGCAAGACGAAATCACGCACGGCGCCGTCTGCTTCGTGCGAGGCGGCCTGGATGTCGCGGACCGAGAACGTCTTGCCGTCCCGATGGCGCGCCATGACCACCGACCAGAAATGATCGGCGCCGCGCAGTGGAGGCTTGCCGTTCCGGACCTTCAGCGCAAGGACGAGCGACATTACGCGGCCTCCCTGCGGGTCGGCAGATGCGACCGGGAGAATTTCCCGTTCACCGACCGGTACTGTTCGAGCGTGATCGCCGAGGCGCCGAGCTTGGCGGCCGCCTCCGCGACAGCGTGCAGCGTGTTTCCGATTCGGCGCACGCGGCCGTCGCCCTCGATGCGCGCCTGGTCGAGCAGATCGTCCGCGATGGCCAGCTTCGGATAGAAGGTGCGGGCAAGGGTGCGGGTGTCGTCGATGTCGCAGGGCTGAGCGTAATCGTGAACGAGGAACAAATCACGGAAACGGTCAATGGCTTCGATCTTCTGCGGAAACATCTCTTCGCCGATCAACAGGACCGGCACGCCGCTCTTCTTGGCGATGATGCGCACGAGTTCGATCATGCGCTTGCTGACGAGGAAGTCCGCCTCGTCGATGATCAGCGGGCGCTTGGGATCGCGTGCCAGAAGCCCGATAACCTCGTCTTCCAGGTCGGACAGCGTTCCGCGGGGCCGATAGGAGCCGAGCTCCGAAAGGATGGCCCGCATCAGCTTGCCGCGGTTCCAGGTATCGGAGATCTCGATGTAGGCGGCGCCCGTCTTGTTCTGGCAGAACAGGGCCGCAACGGACTTACCGTATCCCGAAAAACCGGCGAAGAAGCCAAGGTTCGGCTGAAGCGAGTGACGGTTTTGAAGTGACCGCACCAGCGACAGGCAGGCGGCCACGTTCTTGATCGGCGCGGTCTCACCATTGACTTTGGGTGTTTCTGTCGTCATTTGTTCCTCATTCACATTGCAAGTTGCATTTGCGGGGATCGGTGCCAGCCGGTCCCCGTTTCACTTGACGGCAAGCGCTGCCGCCATGTCGAAACTTTCGAGCATGTCCATGCGGGTCTGGTAGTCGGAGCTGCTCTGGTAGCGGACGAGCCGGATAGCCTCCTCGTCGGAGAGCTTCGCGCCGGACGCGATCGCCGCCTCCATCGCCTTCGCCCATTTAAAATTGCGCTGCCCTTCCGACAGTCCGGCGTCCGGATCGAGATGGACAACCGTCGACTTGCCCTTGTTTTCCGCCTCGCGGACGATGGCGGCGTGCAGCTCCGCCGCCTTCTCGTTCAGGGATTTCGCTTCCGGCAGCCGCCCGGGCAACGTTGCGGCATCCAGGGCAGCCTCCAGGGCGGGCGTGGAATAGCGCTCTTCGCGCTTCGGCAACTGGATGACGTTGCCCCTCGCCTCCGTCTTCTCGGCGACACGCCGTTTGGCGACCTCGATCGACCGGACGATGGGGGCCGGCCCCTTCTTGATGCGCCGGACTTCGGCCTTGACGTCCTTCAGCCGTTCGGCGACCAGTGCATTGCCCTGCGCGGTCACCTCCTTGGCGAACTCGGCAGGATTGATGCCCGAGAATTCCGGGCAGATCGCCACGTCGAGGAACTGGCGGCCATCGGCGGCATAGACGTAGAGCTTGCCGAGATCGTCCGGATCGTGCCGGCAGAAGACGTCCGTGCCGACCAGGATGTTTCCGCTGAGGTAACGGCGATGATCGAGGCGGATACCCTCCGGCCCCATCTTGCGGCGGCCGTTCTGCCCGGCGATCGGCATCAACAGGACGTCGAGCGCGCGCTCGTCGATGCGGCGCGGCGTTTCGGTCGATCGGGCGATGGCGTCGTTCGGCGTGATGCCCTTCAGGCCGGCATGCTTGGCTTCGTGATAGATGTATTTCAGCCAGTCGTCGGTCCAGGCGCGCAGATCGTCTATCGTCATGGAGACTTCGAACAGTTCGCGTTCGGTGGCGCCGAGGCGCTGCGCGAAGCTCTTCTTGCCCTCGATCGCCTTTCGCTCGGCGACATTGTGGCCGATGTAGCCGGGCAGTTGCGGCGCGACCTCGTGCTGGAACGTCTTGATGGCGCGCTCTACGATCCCCTTCTCCGCGGGGCTATAGGCCTTCGAAGTGTCGGGCTTGATGTCGAGATCGTCGAACAGCCGCTTGACGGCAATCGCCAGGAAGTCGGAACCATTGTCGGTCTTGACGACGTCCGGCGGCCCCCATTCGAGAATCGCCCGGCGGATCAGCAGCAATACCGCTTCCGCCCGAGGCGTCTTGGAAAAGGTGATGATGTAGCGCCTGGTCGCCACATCGACGCAGGCGTACATCGACCAGCGGCCATCGACACACAGCGCGTCCACCGGCGAGGCGTCGATCATCCACATCTGATTGGCGCGCGTCACATACCGATAGGCGTTCGTGCCGCGCAGCTTCATCCGCGAGCGGTATCCGTCGGGATTGCTATGCGCGAGGAGGACGGCCTTTTGCTCCTCGCGCAGGCGGGCCATATAGGCCTGAAACGTGCGCACGGGCGGGAGAGACTTCAATTCGCCGTGGCGGTCGATCAGTTCCGTGCCGAACTCATATTCGATCTGGTCACGGACAACGTCGGCGGACAAGGCGGGAAACTCCGCGATCCATGCCAGGATGTGCATGCTGACATTGCCATCGTTGGCAGTTTCCAGGAGGCCCGTTCCCTTCCGCGCCTCGGCGGGATCGTGGGCCAAGGAGAGGCCGTTGTTCTCGCGGGCGGCGCTGCGCCAGCGCTGCAACGAGCGAACCGATAGCGCGCCGATGGTCTCACGAACCCAGTCCGGCAGGCCGACAACCTTCCCGGAATTGAAGGTGAGGACGAAGAGATGATCGGACGCCATGACCGTCATGCGGCTCAAATGCCGGAACCGATCGGCAAGACGCACCGCGATCATGCGGGCGCTCCGCTCCGTCCTGGCACGTTCGCTGAAGTTCGCCTCGGCCGCGCCGGAAACGCGTAGATCGTCCGCGTCCACCTTTATGAACCGCGCGAGGTAGGCAATGCGCACGTCGACTGGCAGGAGGTTAATATGATAGCGGGTGATGGTGCCGCCGCGCCCCTTTTCCGTCTTCACCAGGGCGCGATAGCGGTGCCAGTTTTCGCGCTCGGCCTGGTCGTTGATACCGCGCTTGGTCGCCGGAATGCCGATGAGCACGCCGGCATCGGCGGCATCGGCGAGCTCCTGCGCTGTGAACCATGCCTTTAATTCGGCTGTAATGGGGGTTTGAGCGTTCATCAGATCGCCTGCCATTTGGCCTTCTCGGCCGCTTTGAACTTCTGGATTTTCTGCTCGGCTTCGTCGGCCAGGTGCACGTTGATGAGCGCCTGATACTTCCGGTCGACCACGACCTGGCCGAACCGGCCGGCGATGAAGCCGAGGAGGTCGATGCAGCCCGTGACCTCGATCAGCGCGACGAACCGCTCCAGCGAGATCTTGTGCCCCTCCGCCCCTTCCGAGGCGTAGTTCGCCAGCATGTTTTCCGAGATCGGATAACCAAGCTCGACACTCATCGCCGCCGCGATCTCGGCGCGGGACATGTCCGACTGCCTCAGCGCCAGCGCGACGGCCTGACTAATCTGCGAGGTCAGCCGGTTGCCCCGGATGGAGCCGGCGTCGAAGCCGGCGGCCACCTTCGGGGGCTCCCAGTTGAGCAGATCGCCGGTCAGGTTATCGCCGCGCTGCCTCGCCATCAGAGGTCACCTTGCTCCCGCAGGAGGGTGATGATCTCGGCCTTGAAGGAGGCGACGAAGCTCCGCTTCTGGCGGATCTCGAACCGCGCCCAACGGTCGGTAAAGCTCGCGTAAACCTTCTCGCTCGGATCGTCCGGCTTCTCGCCCTTGGCGAGCGCGATGGCCTCGACGACGGAGGTTGCCTCTTGCGGTTCGGCCAACAGCAGGTCGAGCGCAGCCGACTGGATCATGCCGTCCTCGACGGACAGCGCCCGCAGGTCGGACTGCTTTTCAGCCGCGGCCGTGCCGCGAAGGCGCTCCTTCGTCGCAATCGCCAAGCCCTCGCAGATGGCGACAGCAAGTTCGATGGCACGGCGGGAAAGACCCGTCGTTTCGGCAGCGGCGATCGAGAACGAAAAAATTTCGTTCTGATTTTTCGCCTTGGCGGCGCGGCTTCTCCGGTCGCCGCCGTTCTTCGTTTCGGGATACAGCGCCTCATAGGCCTGCTTCAGCGCGTGCAAAGCCTCGCAGCGCTCGAGCGCGGTGTATTCGTCGCGGTTGAGGTTCGCCATGATACCGCGCACGGTGCGGGCGGCGGGCTCCAGCCAGGAGGCGCGAGTTACCCGGGCGTCGATCTCGTCGGCCTTGTTGGCGCGCAGGGCGAGAACGCGCAGCAAGCCATCGTCCACGGCGAAGCGGCCGTCGTCGAGCTCGACGGCAACGATCGGCTGAAGCAGCCCGTTCGCCGCGATATCCTTCGCCAGCGTCTCCACCCGCTCGGGCCGCTCGCCGCGAACCCGGCGCTTCGGTACATCGACGAGGTAAAGGGGGATTTTCCGATATTCATAAGGTGCGGATGTCATGCGAATGCTCTGCGCTGAAATTGAAGGAGGGGGCGCCCGCCCGCAGCTTGGGAGGCGGGGGGGGTACGGGCGGGCGCGGGCGCGCCGGACGCAAAACCGGATCGGCGCGAACTGAAACGGGAGACA